ATACAAATACAAATACAAATACAAATACAAATACAAATACAAATACAAATACAAATACAAATACAAATACAAATACAAATACAAATACAAATACAAATACAGAACAAGATGTAGAAACTACAAATATGTACAACCTATTTAGCAATGAAGAAATTTTAATGCAAGAAAGTTTATTAAACAGTTATTCAAATAACAGTTATTCAAATATGTAATTTAATGAATTCAAACATTGTTTTATTACATAATAAATTAAAATTCAAAAAGGCAAAATTCTTATTAAATACAACTTCAATACTAATAGACTTTGATTTCAAAAATTTTGTAAAAGCAATAATAAAATCAGCAATATAGTTAGTAGTATTATTTATATTTATATTTTTGATATAAATAATTATAAACATATAAATATTATATACTTCATCAAGTTTTAAGCGCATATTAGGATTGGGATATAAAACTTTTTTATATAATTGAATAAAAAATTCTAAAAATATTTTTATATTTTTAGTCTCATCTATGCTATTTTTTTCTAAAAATATACTACTATTATAATATATATATAAAAAATCTATTGTTAAACTATATAAATCAGTATATGCATAAACAAAATCCAATAAATATTTAACAATTGAACTATATGTTGGGTAATCTATTTTATTATAAAACTGGTAATAAAATTCTTGTAATGCTTTTTTATATTCAATCAATTCGTTGCTATTAAAAAATTCTGTAATTTCCCTATTGTTAACAATTGAATCATACGCATCATTAATAAATAAATCAATATTGTCAATGGTCAATAAGTTGGCAGCCTCATTAGTATTCACAATTGAAGTAAATGTTTCGTTTTTATTATATAAAATAAAACACAAAAATCTTTTTTCAATATTTACATGATAATAATCAAACCTAAAATCAAAAAGAAACTCATTAAGATAGTCAAAATCTATAGTAGTTTTATTTGATTCATAGCACTTAGTTATAAAAAAAGACAATCCAAAATCAATAATAATAGGTTTATTAGTTTTCAAGTTTATTAATATATTATGAATATGTAAATCATTATGAATAATTTTATGTTTATTCAACAAAATTAATGTAGTTAATAAAAAGGCAAAATTATTTAATACACTAATAACATAATTAACATAATTAACATTGCTACTACTATTGCTAGTAATATCAATATGAATATTATAATAATCTTTCAATGATTTATTTTTTATATAATAACTATACATCAAAAAATATTTATTGTGAATATTTTTATGGAACGTATCATAAGTATAATTATCAGAATTAGTATCATTATCAGAATCAGAATCATAATCATTATATTTTAGAACATTAGCAATACTAGTATTGTAGTCTTCAAAAAGAGTATTGCACTTTTTCAAATTTAAATTAGATTTTTCTATAATATCAAATGAAACAATACACGCTTTTATAATTGGACTTACATGATTCTTAAAATTCTTAAATTTTTTTTTTATATAAAGTCCAATATTTTTTTCATTAGTACTGAAAAAATTAATTTCTTGAATTTTTGTAACTGTTTTTTTTGTATTTTTCTTCCCTTTGCAGTCAATACCCGGATGATAAACACACCCATAACTTCCTTCACCTAAAAATTCACTATGACTTTGAAGATCGGATAATAAATTCATAATAATTACTATATTATAATAAGAAATTACTATATTATAATAAGAAATTACTTATAAAAACAAAATCAAAAACAAAATCAAAAACAAAATTAAAAACAAAATCAAAATAATCTAAAATATACAGTTAATATATTTATGACATCTACAAACCCATCACAAACATATTTATATATGTTATATAACGAAGTCAATTATAATCCTTTATGTAAAGAGTACTATAATATATTAACATTAAATAAACAACCGCAAGGAACATTAAAAGAATACACAAAACTTATAAATATAATTATTCCATCAACAAACCAAAATTATAACAAACAATGCTCATATGCTATTTTAAATAGTCTTTTAAATAATACTAATACTAATACTAATACTAATACTAATACTAATACTAATACTAATACTAAATATAGTAATTTTTTAATGTTAGAAGATTTAAATGAATTCACGGAATTTTTAATTAATAATAATTACATAATAGACAACTCTATAACAAAATTATATAAAAATAATTCATTCAAATCTTCTAACTCAAAAAAATTAATATATTCATTCAAAATTACATCATAAAAAAATTGATAAATAATAAATAATAAATAATAAATAATAAATAATAAATAATAAATAATAAATAATAAATAATAAATAATATTATGGAGCACAATTCAATGAATGAACAAGAAGACACTATCGAAAAATTAAAATCAAAAAATAATTCTATTAAAAATTATATTGAATCTTTAGAACCACTATATTACAAAGCATTACAAATTTCTATTAGAGAACTAGAATCATCATTTTCATTAGAAAAATCAGTCGGATACATTAACTATATTAATTCAGTCAATTCCATAAATCATAAAAATACTTAAACTAATAAATCCCAATATTAAAGCAATAATTTTCTGAACATTATATTTTTCATTATATATTAAATATCCCATAATAAATAAAACAATAAAATACACTAAATGCCATATTATATTCAAAACTATTAAACTACCATATGGCAACAACTTGTATATACTAAAACCAAGCAATGTATACATTAGTAATCCAATTCCCAAATAAAAATTATTAATATTTGTAAATTTACTTAAATCAACATTCTTAGTTTCCTTGTTTTTTTCAATTTGTTTAAATAAATATTGAGAAACAATTGAAAAAAAAGTAATTAAAAATAAATACAAATAAAAATATATATCAATTTTCAAGTAAGTATTTTTCATATGAATTATTACATTATAACTATATAATTTAATAATTCAATTCAATTCAATAATAATTTCATAGTAATTATTCTTTACAAGACATGGCAAGCCTGTTTTTAAATGTTTTAAAAGTAATATTATTAGAATCAATCGTCTCATCTTTCATCTCCGTATCCATAACATCTTTCATATTGGTCTCCATAGCAATAATTTTTTCTAGAACAAATATATCATTTTCTAATAAATCTTGAGTGTGTATTTTATAGTTATTATTTTTACAATAATTGTTAAAATCTTCAAAAGTTCCTTTATATTTATACTTATTTGAAACATACTCAATAGACTGATTAGTGTGATTTTTTTTATTGATTCTATTATAGAAAATATTGTTTTCTTTTAACTCATCAAAAGAAGAAATAGCACTGGTTAGATTAGCATAATAAGTTTTAATAAGTTCATAATTGTCATAATTATCTACATATACATTTTTACAATCATAATTAACAACATAAATTCTAGATACAACATCTAAATACAAAAAATCAATGCTATTAGATTTCTTACAATAATAATCAAAAGATGAATTTGAATGGTTATAATTCATTAGCACATCTCCTTTTGGTGTTTTTCGCTTGATATATTTGTGCCCCAATGAATTTAAATAAGTATCATCTAATTTTACATTATTTAATTCATTGAACTCATCCAAATATTCAAAAAAATAAGTATCATATTCATAATAATCCCTATGTGCATTATAATTTTCAACAAATTGATTAATCATTTTTTCATAAACACATATTGAAACAATTAATATAGAAAATAGTAATGAAGTAGAAGTCACAAAGAAAACAATTAATACATCAATAGAGTTATTTATATAATTGTTATGTAAAATTTGTTCATCGCTTAGCAAACTTAATCCAACAGTCAAATCATTACAATTGCTTAACCCAAATGAACTACGTGTATCATTTAAATCTTCAATACACACATTAGGAAACTCATCAGTCATAAAATTAAATAAGAAATACGTAATCATTATTTTTTGTCAATATAATAATACTATTAAGAAATATTTAAATATTAATAATACAAATAATACAAATAATACAAATAATACAAATAATACAAATAATACAAATAATAAAAGCACTACAAATTTATTACTTTATAATAAATGTGCTTTTCAATATCATTACTAAGCGATTATAAAAATAATAATGCTATTACATATAATAACGATCTATTACAAAACATAGCTTCAAATATTCCAGATTCAATAATATATACTGATTATGAAGTAAGCGGAATTAATAAATATATTAAAACTAATACAAGTAGCACAATAATAGAAATAGACGCACAAAATACTATAGCAATAACAAATATAATATCTATTATAGAGTTAATAATGCCAATTAGAGAATTACAAATCGAATATATTTATCATGACAACAGTATGCTATATTGCTCTAAGAAATATTTAAATAATTTAAATAATAATTTACACAGTAAAAGTTCTATAATAAAAACAATAGAAAACAATAAAAAAAATACTAATTACAATAATCTCTATAACACTCTTAAATTATATAAATTATTAAAGTAATTATTAAAGAAATTATTAAAGAAATTATTTTATACCACGTTTTTGTTTTTTACTATGTATTTTTCCATGTTTTTTACTATGTATTTTTCCATGTTTTTTGCTATCTGGACTTTTTTTTGGAATAATATGAGGAACGTACTGAGGAACGTGAGGCAATTCCTTTTTGTCAAACTCAAATAACTTAGAAGTAATCCCCCTAGAAACTTTATGTTTTCCTGTATAAAGTTTTTTAGTTTCATTTAGATTTCTAGTTTTAAACTTCATAATTTTGCTTGGTTCAGTGTCCTTTTTTTTTAATTCGTTCAAATCATATTTTAGCAAATCAAATATAGAGTTATGACTCTTTGGCAGAATATTCATAAATTTTTGTAATGAGTCTTCAACATGATATTGATTACCATTATTAATAAAATTGGCTATTACTTGTTTATTTTTGCCTCGTTCAGAATCATAGTCAATATTAGATTCTACAAAGTTTTTTAATCCATTCGCATTTTCTAAATATCTTTTATTGATTACAAATTTTGAAGACATTGTTACTTAATATATTACAATAAAATATATTAATTACAAATTTTACATAACAATAAAAAAGTATTAAATATATATAATGAAACATACATTAAAAAATAGTAAATCAACATTTATAAAAAAAAAATTGACTATTAATAACAAATCAAAGTATAATTATAACAATTATAAAGATAATTATACTAAACATAATAATATGTTAGGAGGAAGCAACATTATAAATTTCATAAAACTTCTTGAAGAACTTTCAAAAATTGTGAAAAATAAAGGAGACGTTTTTAAAGCATCAGCATATAATAAGGCAATAAGCGAACTAAAAAAATATACAGCAGCCTCAAACAGTGTAGAAATAACTTCAGCACAAGAGTTTAAAAAATTAAAATTACCTAAAATAGGAGAAAAAATTATAAAAAAATTTGATGAATTTTTAATTAGCGGGACACTTGAAGAAGTCGAAAAAGAAAAAAATAATCCAATAAACACATTTGCTAATATATATGGAATCGGTCCAGTTAAAGCAAAAGAATTAGTAGAGTCAAAAAATATTTCAACATTGGAAGAACTTAAACTAAGAGAAAATGAATTACAAGAAAATAAATTACCATTATTAAATAGCAAGCAACAAATAGGTCTAAAATATTACAATGATTTATTACAAAGAATTCCCCGCGAAGAAATAGAAGAGTTCAAAATATTACTCGAAACCAATTTCAAAGAAACAATAACAGAAAATAATGAAGGGCAACAAAATCATAAATTTGAAATAGTTGGAAGTTATAGGCGCGCTAAACAAGATTCAGGAGACATTGATGTAATAATCACTTCCTATAACAATAACAAAATAGTATTCGAAAATTTCATAAAAAAATTACAAACAAAAAAAGTCTTATTAGAAATTTTATCAAAAGGAGAAACCAAAAGTTTAACAATAGGCAAATTAACCAATACAACAGCAAGACCACGACGTATAGATTTCCTATACGCACCACCACAAGACTATCCCTTCGCATTATTATATTTCACAGGATCAAAAGAATTTAATACGGCAATGAGACAACACGCATTAAATGTAGATTTAACATTAAGCGAACACGGATTCTATAAATTATTAAAAAAATCAAATCAAACAAAAGAATCAAATCAAACAAAAGACACAAAAATAAAACAAGAAAAAGTAGAAAATATAGTATTTAAAACAGAAAAAGACATATTTGATTTCTTACATATGGAATATAAAGAACCACAAGACCGCATTAACGAACAGTCAGTTATTTTAACCTTACCATTAGAAGAAATTAAAAATAAAATACAAGCACAAGAACCAATACCAGAACCAATAAAAGAACCAATAAAAGAACCAATAAAAGAACCAATAAAAGAACCAATAAAAGAACCAATACCAGAACCAATACCAGAACCAATAAAAGAAACAACACCAGAACCAATACCAGAAACAACACCAGAACCAATACCAAAACCAATACCAGAACCAATACCAGAACCAATACCAAAACCAATACCAGAACCAATACCAGAACCAATACCAGAAACAATACCAGAACCAATACCAGAACCAATACCAAAACCAATACCAAAACCAACAAAAAAACCCAATAAAAAAGAAACATTAAAAATAAAAGTTCCTATAGCAACAGCAAAGACATTAAAAAAATATACCAAAAAAATCAAGAGCACGATTTTAGAAAATCTAAATAAATTCAAAACACAAGGCATATCATTTTTAGAAATGCTATCATTAGAAGAATTAACATTAATGTTACAAGAAGCAATAGACAATTACTACATATCAGATTTAAAAGAAAAGAGTCTATTAACAGATAACGAATACGATATATTACGCGAACACATACTAAAAAAAGACCCCACAAATGTTATTGCCAACGATCAACAAACACAAATAAAAGACAATACTTCAAAAGTAAAACTCCCATATGAAATGTGGTCAATGGACAAAATAAAACCAGATACAAACGCATTAACTAAATTCAAAGAAAAATTCAAAGGTCCATATGTAATTTCAGCAAAAGTAGATGGCGTAAGTGCTCTATATAGCACCGAGTCAGGAACACCAAATTTATACAAAAAAGGCGATGGAAAATACGGATTCTTAATTAATCACATAATTCCATATTTAAAATTACCAA